TACAGCATCAGCTTTATCGAAGTTACCAAAATGACCTATGACACTTGCACCTTCCGAACTCCTTGCATAAACATGATTCACGTTGATAGTCTCAGCATCAATCAGGTTAGCATTGAGCTTACCATTGCTGAACATGGCAATGGTATGATTGTTCTCATCAATAACGCTCGTCTGCTTCGCCTTGATAGCAACACTATCCGAACCGATTACAATACCTGCCGAAGCCAAATCCTTAACCAACTGAGAGAAGTTACCGATAGGCGTACTCATATTAGTAGCAGTAATGAGACGAACAATCTCCGTCTCACTAGCTGTCTTTGGCTTGCGGCTAACCCTTACAACACCTTGCGCACTATGTCCAGCCATAGTATACCTCCTTTCTTGATTATTTCAATTCCTTGTTTATTAAGTCAACAGCCTTTCGAGCTATATCCTTTGCGTGAATGCGCCACTCTTGCATTGCCTTATACTCTGCAATATACTCCTTACGCTTGCTGTCATCCAAGGAAATAGATGCCACATCACTATTCTGAGCCAACTCGAAGTTAAGACGAATGGCATCCATTTTGTCAGATGGGTATTTGTCTTCGATGATGGCTGACGCTATTGCATCATAGCTGCGGATTCCTCCACGAAGCTCGATGTATTCGCCTTGGCAAGAGTTCTCTACCAACATGTGCATACTATCACTCGCTTCTTCTTCTTTCTGCTCTATACGAACAAAATCATAAGCTACTTGAAGGTAGTTACCAGAAACAGAAACCTTCACATTATCCTTTGGCAATACTGCCATTGTGCATTGTATCTTCATAATCTTATATTTTAAAATTGTTAATCTAAATCATAAGTATATCTGCCACCTTTGTCTACTCTGAAAAGGAAAGTGTCATTGACTGGTAGAAGATTCTTCTCCCTTACTTTCATAAGTTTCTGCCTTATGAGTTTTGATGAAGTGCAGAACTTATACTCTGTTCCTGGGCACTCTTTCATTTCGTACAGAACCCAGCAGCGACCGCCCTTGCCATTGACCTCTACATCATCTTCAAAGTCTAATATATTGATGATGGTGTGATTCTGACAGAGAAGAGCTTGATTGTATTCCTGTACGGAAAATATACGTTTTCCGTTTTTGTCTACCGAGTATTTCGGTGATACGATTCCTATATCTTTGAAACTCATATTCTTTTTCCTTTTAAATTCTTGTTTATAATTAGAAGGGTAATCTCCAACAATCTTCTTCCAAAGATGCTTACACTTTCCCCATCTAGCTATTCCCCAATAAGCTCCGATAAGTTCCTGACGCCTTTTACGGCTCTTAACTCTACAGAAAGCCTTTGCTGCCTTAACTTTTGTCCGTTTGCGCATCCTCATGTTCTTTCGAGAATATACATAACCGACAAAGTCTAGGCATCTTCCTTTTACACCTGTCTCTTCGTTATGCAGTTCTGCTACATGACCGCTCGCCTTCAGACATAGACCATATTGGTTACACCAGTAGTCCAATCTTCCAAGCAACCGAACAGCTTCTTCCTTTGTTTCATCGAAGAAGGTAATATCGTCACAATGCCGATGATAACCTTTAGCATGCTCGATATGAATCATAGCATAGTCTACCAGACTTAAAGCGAGATTACCTAACATCTGACCGATAGGATTACCGAGCGTTACACCACGCTTACAACCGAGATACTTTATTCCACCTTTGTCTGCCCAAATGCAGTACTTCTGCTTGCGCTCATATTCTTCAAGCATCAGAGGTTCTATATCTACAGAATAGTCCAACATGGTCTTATCTATAAGCTCGATGAACAAATCATCGTCAACATATCGTCTTAGTATCATAAGCAGAACAGGATGAGGTATTGTCAGATAGTACTTTCTGAGGTCTCCTTTCCCATAATAAGCCCATTTAGGATGCCTTCTGATAGCTCGTTGTGTTCTCAATGCACCGAATACCTGACCTTTGCCTTTTCTGCCAGCACTTGAATCATATATGAGCACTCGCTCTACTATAGGTTCTAGCACTATCTTTATGGCATGGAATAGAACGTTCCAAGGGTCGAAGTGCATAGGGCATATCTTTCTTGCCTTATTCTCTGATACTATGTCAACCTCTTTATATTCCTTCTTAGGATAAATGCCGAGGATGAGCATATTCTGTATGCGGTCGATAATATTGTCCTTATCTCGGATATATCTCCTTGCAAACCACGTATTCTTATCATCTAACGCATTGTAGGCATCATCACCGCCTTTCTCCAATGTTACCCTCTTTACGAGTTCGTTCATCAGATTCTTTACCTTTGCTGTCATTGTGTTTTATAATTTAAAGCCTATTGCTTTTTTGCCGCTTTGCCCGTGACTTTGTTCTGCTCGTACAACTGAGCCGATTACTTCACCACGCTTGCTCTCCATTCAGCGAATACAGAGAGCCTTTCCGCTGTTATTTTCTGACTAGGCTAAAAGCCCACGTCAAGGTTTGAGAGACTCGCTTCTTCATATATCCATACACGATAGATTATTGATTCAGCGATTATAAATAAGTGAGACGCACACCGTAGTTCGTATTGCGATTGCCGAAGTCGTTATTCGAATTGACGTAGAACGAGCCGCAGTTAAGCGCATTCCTGGCGTTACCACCAAAGAGGAGCAAAATGTCTCTCGCCACCTTTTATTTTATATTTTTTCTTATAACCATTTTTGCTTCGGTGGAGCAAGCTCCACATCGGGTAGCGCAGACCCTACAGGTCTGCGCCGTTTACGTATGTCGGATTTCCGTAAAAAGCGAGACGCACACCGTAGCTCGCATTGCGAAAGCCGAAGCCGTTAAGCGAATCGACGCAGAACGAGCCGCAGTTAAGCGCATCCCCGGCGTCACCACCAAAGAGGAGCAACTGCCCAGTGCTGTTTGCCCATGAGTAGTCGCAATAGTAGTTTGCACTATTATCACCACCAACATTTTTTGGCATGATGTCGAAGAAGTCTCCAAGGACAAGGCTCAATACCCATCCACTATTTATATTTCGTGTGAATGTGCGATAATCTCCGACAGGATGACCTGTAAGCTCAGAAGCAGAAGGCATTCTGTTGCCTTTGTATACAAAGGCTTCAGAACCAGTCTGACCGCTATTATCGCTATTACCGAAGTAAATGCCTTGTATCATCTGCCAGTACCATCCCCAAGGGTTCTCGATACCGAAGAGGTTCACATGGCATGCGTCAGCGTTTCCTGTCAATGCTGCCAAGCTGATTTTACCATTGTTATCTCCAAGGCTCTTTGTCGCACCCGTTGTAAGACCATTAACCTTATCCCATGTATTAGTACTACCAGTAGGACCACAACCAAACTTAGCCTGTGCGTTGCTGTTTCCGCTTTCCCACAAAACGAGCATAGGAATAATCTTCAATGTCTCATAGTCGAGCAGACCGAAATTCTTTCCGTTATTATGGGCATAAGTAAAGAACTCACTGATTGGTATATTGTTCGATACACCAAGTCCACTACGGCTTACAAGCTTATTGCTAACAATACTACCCATATATGCGCCAAATGTAGGATGGTCGATATAATGCTCAGAGATAGGATAAGTAGAACCCCACAGAATGTTGCATCCTGCTGACGCATCGTACTTCACAAGATAGTAAAGACGATGAGGAGTATGGAACATGATATGACCTTTGCTCTCATCAACGGTTGTGCCATCCTCGAATACAGAAGAGTTGCTTCGAGATAATTTAGCCATTCTTCCATCGTTAGTGAGCAAGTATCGACCGAGCGAAGATTTGAACTCATTCCACTTCGTCTGATTTCCGCAAACTCCCCATTGCGTATCACTTGTTTCTTTAAGGTAAGTACCCCACGCTATAAGCGATAGGTCAAGTTGGTTAGTCTGAATAGACTTAGCCAAGTCGGACAGCTTGATACGTCTGAGCGAACCGCCAACCTCTATCAATAAAGTATCATTCTTAACCATTGAAGATACCGCTGTTACTGTTGCAAGATTTTTCATATTTTTCTATTTTTATGTTACTAAATCAGTTACCAATTAAGTATTCTCCGTTCTCATTAACGAGAGGTTCAGAGCCATCAGAGAAGAAGTCGAAGCTTGGCTTGTATTCAGCATCGCATCTTATCTCAAGCTCATCATCAGCAGTTTCGCCGAGACCTGTATCAGAGATATTGAAGATTGCCGTATCGCCCTCTTGCCATTGTCTTGTAGTTGTTGCACCAGCATTCTGTGCAATCGTTCTCCAATTCAGTTTGAGGACGTTAGCAGGGCATTCCACGATGTTACCTTCTGAATTGACAAGGGCAATCTGTTGTCTGTTATCAACTCCAGGAGATATGTCTACGTTCTGTCCTGCCGATACACTATACTTCGGATAGGTTCGGGAAACAGAGATTTGCTTATTACATACTTCCGTATCGCCGACATAAGCCTTGATAACGTATGATGCTGAATCAATCAGTCTTAAATCAAGTGCGATGTAACTTGTGTTAATTGCTAACACCTCATTCATTCCTACGCTTATCTGTGTCATAGAAGAACCGCTCATCTTGTAGAGCTTGATAGTGTAGCCAGATGTGATACTTTTTGCTCCCTTGTAGATGTGGAGAGTAATATTTCTGAGATAAGCCTTTTCATCAATGCAAGCGTTCCTAACAGCATCGGATGCAGCTATCATGCCATGAGCTACCTTGTAGTCATATAGAAGCAATCTGTCTAATATCGGATTGTAGATGATAGTT